CTTGGTGATCTGCATATTAACTGTTTGTTGTAGTCAACATGATGTAGTACGCAGTACCTGCGCTGTCCACAATCTTCAATGAGTTTGTAGCTGCGCCTTGGGTATTGGCTGTAATCATGCCAGATGGAACGTTAAACAAGTTAGCTACTGTGCCAGTGCCGCTGTTTGTAAAGCGAATAAACGAAGCGCCAGTCCAAGAGCCACCAGAAGCAAAGTTAGAGTCAGCTTGAATAGCTGCAATCGTACCGCCGGGGTTTGTAGATGTGCCGCCCAAAGTAGCGCGAAGAGCGTTACCTGCGCCAGAGATGGTGCCAGAGCCGTTGATGCTCAAGCTGATGTGAGCGCCGTTGATCGTGCCGCCTGTAGCACCACCAGCGCCAGTGACGCGAGTCAAAGCACGGATAGTTTCGCCAGAACCTGTAGAGGTAAAAGTCAACAGGTTGTACGACAAACGTGTATCACCCGTAGCGGCTGAAGTCGTAACGTACGATTCAGACACATTGCCTGCGGTGGTTTCAACGATGGGAGAAGAAGCTGTTCCGCCAATAAAGCCATTGTTAGATATGACTGGGCCGGAGAACGTGGTATTTGCCATGATGGTTCCTTACATACAAGTTAAGTGCATTAGTCTGTATGTCGTCAGCCGGGACTGTCTAATGCACCGGATAAGCCCGGATTAATATGTTTATACCACTTCAATAAAAACAATGCAACAAAAAAGGGAGCCGAAGCCCCCTTTTTCTTTACCGCTGATTAAGCACCAGCAGAGCCGAACATACCCAATGGATCTGACCAGCCAAAAGAATAACGCTCGCGAGACTTGTAACGAACGTTACCTGTATCGAAGTCGCCGTCCATGGAGTTAGCCAAGGGTGAACGAACAAAGTGCTTCATGCCGTTAGGAACGTCTGTGGTCAAGAACCAAGCGTTAGTATCGGTCAAGAAGTGGTTTACACAGTAACCTTCAGCAATTGAACCGTTGTTCTTAATTGCGTTGATGTCGTTATCAGCTGTACCTACACGGAGTTCCGTTTCGAGCAAGCGGGTAGCAACGAATTGCAATGAAGAAGGAACAACCAATTTCTTGGGTTTAGCTGCGATCAACAAGCCACGCTCATCTGTCCACAAGCTGATTTGAATAACGGCGGCTTCCAAAGAAGTCTCGTTCAAATCGGCTGGGGTAGTAGGAATGTTGCTGTTAGTACCGCCAGACACCAAGGGGTGTGATGCGCTAAACAAAGCAACACCGTCACCACCAGCGTAAGCATTACTGAAGCCGTTATTCAAAACAGCAGCAGCTTTAACTTGCTTGGTGTAAGCCATAGCACGGGCCAAAGCTTTCGTGTAACGAGCAGACAGTGAGTCATACAAGTTATCTTCGATAGCCTCTTCAGTCAAGCTGAAGCCCAAAGCGATGGTTTCGTGGTTGTATCGAGCAGTCCATGCTTCTTGTGCATTGTCATAGCTGATGGCAGAGCCTTCATTTTTGACTGGTGCGGCAGAGAAGCCAGAGAGTTTAGTCTCTTCTTCGAAGCTACGCTCTGATGTCTCAGTTTCGTAGATCTCTTTGTGCTCTTGATCGTAAGTAGCGTACTGCAGACCGAACAAAGCGTTCAGACCGGGGAGCAACTCTTTAAGTAGTTGTGCGCGTGAAATTGCCATGATTTAGCTCCTTAGACCGCAGTGGCAGTGTAGTAGGAATGTGTGCCAAAGTTTAATTTGACAAGCATTTCTGGAAACTGAGTAAAAACAATAGTGGAAGCGCTAGGAATAGCGGTCACACTGCCGGGGACTGCAATAGTCGAGTTGATGGTCACTGACGTTGCACCAGCAGCCGCAGCCGCAGATACGTACGAACCAGTTTGAACCAATTGACCATTAGCGGCTATGTAAGCCACATCTGTACCAACTACCAATGCGTTAGGCAAAGCCGAGCAAGTAATAGTAGTAGAAGAAGATGAGCCAGTCACGCTAGTTGTAACGGAAGTCTCTCCAACCAAACCAACTACACGCAAAGCCAAGTCTGCACTTGTGGTAGATGAAGCGTACAGGGCGGCAACAGCAGAATTACCTGTGTTAACGTTACCTGCATTCTGAATCAAACCAAAGTTTTGACCTAACATGGCGTTAGCAGCAGAGGCAATAACTGTAGTTGCAGAGCACATCACCACTTTGAACACTGTATCAGGATCATCGCAGACGATAGCTTGGCAATCACCTGCAGCAGTACCGGCGGGCCAGTATTGTGCAAATTGCTTTTGCTTAGTTGTGGGGTTAGTGTAAGAACAACCCAAGAACACACCAACAATACCGGTGCCGGTAGAGTCAGTAGTATCTGCGTTATCTACAATAGAACCACGAATAATGTTTACGATATCACCGTAAAAAATGTTCGTAGCGTAACCATACTGGATCGGATAGTTGCGGGTAGAACCAGCAAATACCTGACCACCGATCAGATTGACCGGCTTTAGGCCATAAGGGGCCGAAACAACGGGGAAAGCCATAAAAGACTCCTATTTAAATTTAAGTACCTTTACCAAAGCTAGACGAGGATTTATTCTCCCTAAAGAGAGGCATTCTCGGATCGCTCTGACGCATAAGGCTATTATCTACAGCATCCGTCTGAGATTGTGTAATCTTTGCAAAGTGTGCATTGCGCTGATCAATAAACTCTTTCGGGGTCTTACAGAGTAACAACCCGCCAATTTCAACATTGTCTTTGTATCGACTTGCTGGATCGGCTAACAGTCTAAATTTTGGCTGCTCTTCTAAAGTAACTGGCTCCCAGCCTTCACGCAATTTGCTTGAAAGGTTACGAGGGTCAGCTGCATTCAAATTAGCAACACGAATCCAACGATAAGCGTAGTCCGGGTGCTTGTCTGGTTCAGGTAGAAGTTCGGCCTGCTGCCACTGTTTAGGACGTTCAGCCATCAATCTATCTTCAAGTTCACGCGGTTTTCTGTTTTCAGCCATTATTGGCCTCCATTTCGAGTTTCGCCTTGGCATATTGCTCGGGCGTTAAATTTAGTTTCTTGGCCAGACTCATTTCAGACGGATTCAAACGAACCCTCTTAGGAGCAGTTGACCTTGTAGCCGGTGCTACCACCGAACTTCTGCGAGCGACTGGGCGCTCATTTTGTTCCGCTTCTTCCTCGAATCTCTCGGGGAAACGCTTGCGGATAGTAGCGTCTATCTTTCGATAATACTCTTGTGATGAAACCTGAACACCTTCGCGCTTGAGCCTTTCGTGGAGGCCTAGAGCTAAACTGGTCATCTCTTCATCTTCTCCGAACCACGGATTTTCCTGTTGCCATGCTTGCGCGCTGGGATCAGGACGGAACTGTGGTGCCGGCTGTGACTGCATTTGTACAGGAGTTTCTTCCTCTTGTAAAGCAGGTGGACGAAAATTCTTTACTTTTTCGGTTTTCAAGGTTGCTTGAGTCAGACGCTCTTGGGCTTCCATCACCTTATCAGTGTCGCCAGAATCATAGGCTTCACGATAAGCGCGCTTGGCCGCTTCCATCTCCATGGCAACAGCTTTTTGAACGCTCATAAGCACGTTCTTCTCACTGTTATTAAGATTGGACTTAAGGCGCTGGTTCTCTTGCATTACCTTTTGAGCAAAGTTAATAGCCTCTTGTTGCTCACGCACGGCGTTCTCTTTCTCGCGGCGTTCTTCGTGAGCCAGACGTTTCATCTGGATTAGCTTCTTCTTAACCTTACTGGAATAGTCTTCGAGCTCATCGTTGTACAGCTCTTCTTTGACCTTCTCTTCCATGGGAGGCTTATTGCGATCCTCCTCTGGAGTGTTGTCTTCTACGTCAATGATGATCTGTTCATCAGTTTGATCGTCTTCTGTGGTGACTTTTACGTCATCCTGTTCATCGGGAAATTTAAATGTACTCATGTCGCTCCTTATTTGCGGCGGATGCCACGTGGATCGTCTACTACGCCCTCAACAGAATCGTCATTGATCACACGGAATTCCTTGCCGTGAATGACCAGTCGGGTTCCTGAGTTAGGTCTAATCAAGATAAAGTCACCCTTCTTGCAGTACGGGCCAGATGGGAATCGGCTTGCGTCTTTGTAGCAGTCTGGGCCCATGTCTACTACGAATAACACAGTAGTCAGGGTTTCCTCAATCATGAGAGTTTCTTCCGCTTTTACGAGTCCGGACTCTCCGTATTCTTTCTCTATCTCTGGGATAGCACAAAGAATTCTGTAACCAGATGGGCGGGGAAGTTGTTTAGCCTTCTCCTCTGGTTTTGTGTTCAAGATCTTGGATAAATCCACGGCCTTGGTTATGTCGAGATTAGAAATCTCACTCGTCATCGTCATCGTGATTGACTCTTTCTTGTAGGTCTATGATGTATAAACGTGCAGTGAGTAGACCTTTCACCTCTCCGCACATCTTCTTGTACTCCGCAAAATCTTCAGCCTTGCCATCGGCTATTGACATTTGGAGTTGGGATACTTTGTCATCTATCTTTGAAGCTAGAAGTTTTAGGTATTTGTCGATCATTGTTTATTCCTCATCATGTCAGCCATAAGTTTGTTCTTCTCTGTCTGAGCGTCTTGGGCTAGTTCCATCTGATCTTTTTGTACCGTAGCTTGGATCCGCGCCATATCAATTTCCTTTTGGGTAGAGATACGATCACGTTCGATCTGCTGCTGCGATTGTTTTAGCTGGGCATCAGTAGCATCTTTCTGAGCCTTACGCTGTACCTCTTGACCCTTAAGCGCCAGCTCCTGCTGTTGCATCTGAATCAATGGATCTTGTTGCAATGCCGCCGCTTGAGCCTGCTGGGCTTGTGCGGTATTGGCCTGCAGTAACTGGGCGCTTGCCTGTGCAATGAGCTGTGACAGCTGGACTTCCACATCCTCTGGCAACTTCTCGTTCGGGCCGGGCATCGGCACACCCATTTGCTTCTCTATTAACTGACGATAGTGGAAGCCTAAGTGTTCTGCAATGTGAGCCTGCATAGCGGCCATGATCTGGTTGGCCATAGGGTTCTGGCCTATGGTCTTCATGATCAATGGGTCTTGCATGAACGTCTGGTGGGTCGCAATGTGAGCTTGTTGGTCTTGGTAAATAAAAGCTTTTAATGGCATACCTTTTAGTGCAGCCATGTTCTCGCTGACTGGGTCTTTTGGTGTCTCATCGTCTGGTAGAGGCACCAGCTTCTGGGCGTTCTTAATTCCGAGGACGTCAAGCATCTGTCTATGTAACTGTGGTAAATCATAGATCTGTGGGGCTTGCTGGGACAGCTGGATCACCGCCTGATATTGAACAATCTTCTGCGCCATCGTGGCCGCATTAGGGTCAGACACAGGGATCACATCGACCAAATCGTAATCAGACTGTTTGGCTTTGCGGGATCCTTCTTCTGGCTGGTAAGAGTACTCAGGCGGTGTGTAGTCACGGATGATGTCTCTTAATAGGGCAAGTTCCTGCTTAAAGGAATAGTGAATGCGCGCCTGAACAGCGGTCATTACCTTAAGCTGGCGCTCAAGGATGGCCAACGTGGTGCCAACGGGAGAGTTAGCAGACATATCGGCAACTTGGATGTCAGCTGCAGAGGCAAACTTACGGCCTTCTTCAACAATCTTATCGAGTAAAGAAGCTAGAACCTGTGATGGCTCTTTGTATGGCAGAGGCATGATGTTCTCTGCAATAGATCCGCTTGGAACGTCTACATCGCGCCACTCAGCTGGGCCGATTGGGGTATCGTCACCCTTGACCCGCAGGCCACGGGTCTTAAATCCGCCGGGTAAGTTGGCCAGAGTACCAGCATCCACCAGCTGGCGCAAAATTGACGTACCAGACTTGGCAAATGCGCCAACAAGGTGAATCAGGCCAAAGCAGTAGAAGCCAAAGCCTGGGACGTAACCATAATGGACGTAATGCTGGCGCTTAGTGTGGAGTTTGTCGCCTTGCTTCCAGTTTCTGCGGATAGCCAGACACTTCATGCTTCCGTATTCGACAGTAACAATATAGGGCAGGGCAATTCCTGTAGGTTCGCCGTCTTTATCGGTGTGCTCGTAGCCTTCAAGGTCGAGCTCCACGTTCATCTCAAGGATTTTGTAGCGGTCATCCGACAAAGCTCGGAATCCCATCTTTTCTGCAATCTTTTTCTCTACTTCATCCAGCGAGTTGTTGGGCTCTCCAAGGTCAATGTCGGCATAGAATCCAGCAACCTGTAATTTACGCAGCTCGTTTTCCGTTTTTCGCATAACGTGCGTAACGCGAGGGGACGTTTGAATGTCGGACGCGCCGTAAGGCACAACCAGATCTTCAGCCGGGACGAATATTGATGTTTGTCTGTCAAAACTTGGATCAAAGTAGACTTTCTTAAAAGCGTTTCCTGACAATCCCAGACCCCAGACCATTCTTTCGTGCTCTGGCCTGAACTCTGTCATCACATCTGTCAGTTGATAGTTCATATCATCCTGAACACGAACAGCGGCGTCTTTTTTCTCTTGGGTTTCCTTGCCAATGATCTGGGTCTTCACCGGCCCAGCGGCGGGAAACGTGCTCATCATGATTTCAGCTTGGAATTTGACCAAAGCTTCAGAGAGTAGGGGGTGGTAGACACCGCAAGCACCAATCCAAGGGTCTGCTCGCTCTTCAATCTTCATCCCTAAGAGCTCAAGGCCGTCTACATAGGTCTGCATCCAGTCTTTACGGGAGTTGACGTCATCGTCATAGTCACCAATCAGGTCAGTCACTATCCCAGTAACGATAGATTCGTCTAAATAATCAACTAAGTTGGCGTCAAAGTCATCTTCTTCTGAGCCGTCAATGGTAATTTCCATCCCACCCATACTAATTGTCACCTCTTCAGGGTCAACAATCTCAATTTCAATGCCGCCATCCTCTTCAGTCTCAGGCATTAGGGCTTCGATACCCTCTGGTGCGGCGTAAAGTGATTTTTCAATGGACATATGTATCCTTAGTAGTAAGAAACTTTGCGTCTAAACGAGCGAACTTCGTCCTCTTCGTCAGTCTGCAAGCGTATAAACCCGCCTTTTCTGAACCTTATCAGAGCTTGCGTGGCAGAGTCAACTAAGTCATCATGGTCAGAGTTTGGAAACGCAGCCATCTCTTCCATCAACTCA